TGATAGACAATCTGATCTTTGGTTTGCTCCTGCTGGATTTACCAGAGGTGGTCTTAATCCTCTCGGTGGTGTAGGTGGTCCCGGCGTTGTGAACGTTGATGGAACTCTTACCTCAAAAGAAAGAGATAAATTGTACCAAATCAACATTAACCCAATTGCTTCATTCCCCGGAGAAGGTATCGTTGTCTTTGGACAGAAGACACTTCAGGCAACACCATCTGCTCTTGACAGAATTAATGTCCGCAGATTGCTTATCTATCTCAAAGGCGAGCTTTCAAGAATCTCTAGAGGTCTTCTCTTTGAACCAAACGTTAATGCTACTTGGCTTTCATTTAAGACTCAAGCAGACGAAGTTCTCTCAAATGTTAAAGCTAACTTTGGTGTAACTGAATACAAAGTGGTTCTTGATGAGACCACTACCACAGCAGACCTTATTGATAGAAATATCCTTTATGCTAAGGTCTTTATCAAGCCAACTAGAGCAATTGAGTACATTGTTGTTGACCTAATTGTTACTAACACTGGTGCGGAATTCGTATAGCAGCATAATTAATATAAATAGGAGATTAATTCAATGGCTTTTTGGTCTGAACAATACAACGCTAACTCTAAAGATCCTAAAAGAGGATTTAGGTTTAAGATTACATTCCAAGGAATGAACGGTGGAGACATCGTTTGGTTTGCGAAGAAGGTTGCAAAGCCTTCATATACCATCACTGAGTCAAAGCACTCTTATCTCAATCACAACTTTTACTTTCCGGGACGAGTTGAATGGGATACAATTGCCATGACTCTTGTTGATCCAGTGTCTCCGGGTGCTGTTGCTCAAACAAATGCTTTAGTTGTTGCTTCCGGATATCAAATTCCCGGATCTCCTGCTGATCTTTCGTCTATATCAAAAGGCAAATCTACTTCTGCGGTTGGTTACCTTGTGATTGAGCAAATTGATTCTGATGGAAATGTTACTGAGATGTGGACTCTTAAGAATCCATTCATCAAGTCTGTTAAGTTCGGTGAACTTGATTATGAAAGCGATGATCTTTCACAAATTGAACTTGAACTTCGTTATGACTGGGCCGTATGTGAGATCGGTGCTAATGCCGACGCTGCTCAGACAGGCTTCAATAATCAACTAGGAACAATTCCAGACGACAAAACTTTTTATGATAACTAAAAATGTCTTTCTGGACTTCTCCAAATCTTCATCCTAAAATCAAATCCCGTTTCATTGTTTCATTTGGGACGGGATTTTTTCTTCCTAATGTTAAATCCGTGACTAAGCCCGCTGTTGAGGTCGCAACAAAAGAATATCGGCTTATGAATCACTACTTTAACTATCCGGGCCTTGTTAGGTGGCAACCAATTAAAATAACGTTTGTTGATATGAATGGTACCGGAGGACAATTTGATACATCTCAGATGCTTTACGAAATGCTTAATAATTCTGGTTATGCGCCACCTACAACAGAGACACATACATTAGGCAAGATTGGTGACAGAAATGCTGCCAATAGCCCAATAACAACACCAGAAAAAGCATCAACAATTGGAAACTCATTTGGAAATGGATTAACAGGAAAGTCAAATTATTCTGAAGATGCTCCGACTGGAAATAATAGGACAATCCGAATACAACAAATAGACTTTGGAAAAAGCCGAGGTAGTGCTAATGATACACCTGATTCTCAAGGGACTTTTATGCCAGATGTGGATACAGTTGAGACTTGGGAATTAATCAATCCAATTATAACCAATATCACTTGGGGAGATCTAGATTATGGATCTGATGATTTAGTTGAGTGTACACTAGATATTAAATATGATTGGGCAGAGTTTAATAATGATCCTGAAAGTATTGATAACTCTGTATTAATAACAAATACATACCAAAATTTCTCAAAATAAACAGCGAGGTGAAAATTGAGTAGAAATAATGAAGAAAGGTTCGGACCACGAGGCGATGCAGGTTCCGAATCTCCAGCAGCAAGTCTGCCAAACCCACTAGATTTTGTATCGCCAACAGAACATGTTGAACTCCCATCAAGAGGAAGGGGCTACCCTCAAGGTCACCCGCTTCACAATAAGGAAACAATTGAAATCAAATATATGACAGCAAAAGAAGAAGATATCCTATCTTCTCGCTCCTTGCTTAAGAAAGGTCTTGCAATTGAAAGATTGATTGAGTCTGTAATCTGCGATAAGAATATCTCAGCAAGAGAAATGCTTGTTGGAGATAGAAACGCAGTCCTTATTTCAGCAAGAAGGTCAGCATATGGAAATATATATAGCACCAAGGTAACATGCCCTAATTGCGCAACCGTGTCTCCAAGTGACTTTGATCTTAATGAAGCGAAAGTATACGAAGGAACAGATGCAGAAGAGTATGGTATTGAAGTAACCCCCCGAGGTTTGTTCAAAACAACTCTGCCTGTTACGAATTTTGTTGTTGAGTTCCGCTTATTGCGAGGACAAGATGAGATGGACATTGTTAAAAAGTCTCAAAAACTTTCAAAAAACAATGCGTCAGAAGAAAATGTCACAGACCAACTTAAAAAGCTTATTGTATCAGTTAACGAGTATACAGAAGCCAAAGTTATTAATCACGTTGTTAAGCAACTCCCAGCACAAGATTCTATCTTTCTAAGAGGGGCATACAAGCAATGTTCACCAGACATTAAAATCTCCGAAGATTTCACCTGCCCTTCTTGCGGCTTTGAGCAGGAATTGGAGGTGCCTTTCGGGGCAGACTTTTTTTGGCCTGACCGATGAGTATATGGAGAACGTTTACGAACAGTTCTTTATTCTTAAACATTATGGCTCTTGGTCTTTGATTGAACTTTATAACCTTCCCGTCGGTCTCCGCAAATGGTGGCTTGACCGAACAATTAAAGAATACGAGAAGGAAAAAGAAGAACATGATAAGGCGATGCGCCAATCAAAACGTTAAATGCTCCTTTGAGAGCATTTTTCTTTATGATCTAATTATTGTATGAGGACACCGCTATGATTGTTATTGATTTAACTAAAAAGAAACAACTGAATGAAAGTTGGCTAAGAATGATTGGATCTTGGTCCAAGACTCTTTTGCGTCAAATGTTTGGAAAAGATTTCAACCTTAATATGTCGCTTAAAGAAGAAGAGGCTGAAAACAAACTCCAGTTTGTTATCCGTGGAGAGGTTGAGGACATTAAAGCATATGCTGATGCTTTATTTGCCGAGAAGAATTATCTTGAGGCTTATTCTCAATTCGGAAAAGAACACCCCATGACCAATAAGCAGCGGATCGTATTGGACCAAGCCGTTCAACAATTTGAATCAAAGACCGGCATTAAATGGCCATTTTCAGACGAGGGCTAATAAATGGCTGATGAGACAGAAGGTGGAACCCCAACTGGGCCACAATTAGACCAAATAATTGAAAAACTTGACACTGTTATTGCAAAGCAAAAAGAGTCTCTTAGGCTTCGTCAGGAAGACGCAGAAAGCTTAAGTGACTATAATGATCAATTAAGAATTCAAGTTGAATTAGAAGAAAAAGAATTAACACTTCAATCACAGCAATTAGCAGCACAACAGAAAGCAGCCCAAAAAAAATTAATAGAAGCACAGAAAAATAAAGTTACCAGCATTGAAATCATTCAGGCTCTAGAAGAAGAGCTAAATGCTGTAGAAGCTTTAATCGTAGCAAACGCTAAACAAAGAGCACAGCAAGAACTAATAAGAAATACAATAAATCAAACTGAGCGATCTGTTGGCGGAATTGCCGGTAAGTTAGGAATAGCAACAAAATTCTCTCAAACTGCTGTTGGCCAATTTGCCGATATGGCTTTAAATTTAAAACAAAGTGGAAGAGGTGGCGAAATTTTATTTAACGCTTTAGCAACAACTTTGAGCCCTGCTAATCTTCTTGCTTCACTGTTTGAAAAAATATATGAATCTGTAATCGCAACAGCCATTGCTGTTGATAAGGCAGAGTCTGCTTTACAAAGATCAACAGGGTTTGCTATTAATTTTCGTGATAGTATGCTTGATGTTGCTGAAGCAAATGTTATGTCTGGTGTTACAATTGATGATACACAAAAATCTTTCGGCGCCTTAATTTCAAATTTCTCTGCTTTTAGACCAACGGCAGAAGCCGCAAATGAAAGTTTATTAAAAACAACAACTTTGTTAGAGAAAGTTGGAGTTACAGCAGATGTATCAACAAAGCAGATTGATTTCCTAACAAGAGCAATGGGAATGTCGGCAGAAGAAGCACAGGCAATGACCGTTGAAATTGCTTTGGCGGCTGATCGTATTGGGATCTCTGCTTCCAAAATGACTTCTGATTTTGCTGCTGTTAGCAAAAATTTGTCTGTTTATGGCGATCAGATGGTTGATGTCTTTATGGACCTTGAAGCACAGGCCAAGGCCACGGGTGTTGAGGTGTCGCGACTTGTTGAGATTGGCGCACAGTTTAATACATTTGATAAAGCAGCCGAGATCACAGGAAAATTAAATTCTGTTCTTGGAACAAATTTAAGCTCTCTTCAAATGATTAATCTTACAGAAGCAGAGAGAGTTAAACTTTTACGACAAGAATTGAAAGCTACCGTTGGCAACTTTGATTCGTTAGACAAATATACGCAAATGTATATTCAACAAGCAGCAGGTCTTTCAAGTGTTGAAGAGGCCAGAAGGCTTGTTAATTCATCTGAGGCTGAGTATCTTTCTTATAATAAACAAATGCAAGAAAGAGCAGCAACTCAACAGCAACTAAAAGAAGCAACAGAATCTTTTGTTCCTATTGTTGATGCTTTAAAAATTGCTGTTTTGAATCTTGCTTTGGAATTTAAACCACTAATAAGCGGATTTACAAGTATGATTGAGGGTGCTATTTTCTTATCAAAATATTTAAAAGATGCTATTATTGTTTTAGGATCATGGATGTTGGCTACTAAAATAGCAACTGGTATACAATTTCTGTATGTAGGGGCCCTACTTAGTGGCGCTCAAGGATTTGTGGGATTAACATTAGCAATGGTTAAAGCATTGGGTCAGTTTCTATATTATAATTTGTATATCCCAATTTCAACTTTTGTGACTAATTTATTCGCTGCATCACAACGGGCTCTTGGTGTATCATTGATTTTTAGTATGGGCAAATTGCTTCTTTTTGCGGGAATACTTTATCTTGTGTACAAAGCAATAACAAGACGAGGTTCCCCGCCTCTTTATATGATCGGATTTACAATGGCTTTAGCAATCATAGCCTTGGGTGTCGCTGTTAAAATAGGTGGTAACAAACTACTAATCTTTGCTGGTATTTTAGCGGTTATTTTCTTCGCAATTCACCTCGTAATTGAATCAATCGCAGGTCTCGTCTCTGTTGTAAGCGAAATGTTCCAAATGTTTATTGACAATGTATCAATTCTACCACAATTGGCTCTCGGGCTTTATTTGGTTGGAGGAGCGTTCTTATTCTTCGCAGCAAGCGTTGCATCAGGTGCAACAATGTTGGCAATGGCTGCTCCGTTTTTATTAATGGCCGCTGTCGCCATGGCTCCTCTAGTTGCAGAAGTCACTTTGCTTGGAAGAGCATTTCAGATGATTGGCTCAGGAATGGAACAAATTGTCGCAGGTCTTGAAGCGATAAGTGCTTTCAAATCAGATGACGAATTCTTTGCGATTCAAACATCAGGTGAAGCAACCACAATGGTTTCGGCAAAAG